TCAATCCCGGCAACTAGCATAAAATAACGCTAAAAACCCTTGAAACACAAGGGTTTTTGTTATGTCTGCCCCAAATTTTTCAAATATCTTTCTGACCTTGTCATTGCTTTTTTCTTTTAATGATTCAAGCTGGTGGGCATAGACTTTGAGTGTGATGTTTAAATTTTCATGTCCTAATAATTGGGAAATGGAAATCAACTCAACACCTTGGGTAATCAAGTATGAAGCATAGGTATGTCTTAATGAGTGTATGTGGACATTTCGCCCAACAATTTTCTTAATAGTCTTATTGGCTGCTGCATTCGAAACGGAAGCAAAAATTCTATTTTGATCGTTCTCAATCCAATACTTTTCTCTGTACTCAATCAGCAAATTGATAGTCTGGTCATCAATAGGGACTTTTCTCATCGAGCTACTATTTTTTGTTGGTGCAAAATCAAATGTAGTATTGTAGTTGTAAGTTTTATTGATGTCAATCAATCCATTTTCAAAATCTATATCATCCCAAGTCAATCCAACTGCTTCAGCAAAACGCATACCTGTGACAGCGATTAAGTATATGATTGCATACGAATGATATTTCATCTTTTCTCTTGTCTGTCGGATTAGGTCGGTATACTCTTCCATTTCTAAAAACTTGGTTTCTTTGGCGAATGATTCTACCGTCGAACGTATGATCGCAAAATCGCAGAAGTTCCGCTCAATGATGCCTTCGTGCACAGCCATCTTAACTGCTGCCTTGACTTGATAATGGAATTTTTCAACTGTTTCTTGGGTGTGTGTGCTGGCAAATTGATTGAGTACTTGTTGATACATGCTATTTGTAATTTCGGTTAACTTTGTATCTTTAAAGTACAACTTGACTTTGCTTTCTGTATGCTGATATTTCTTCCAAGTGACAGGCGTGACATTTGGCTTTTTATGTATCTCAGCCCAGTTGTGATAATAGTCCAAAAATGTTTGTTTGTCATCAACACGGACATTATTGTTAAGTAATCTCTCTGTTTTGCTTGCAGCAGATTGAGCTAATTTCTTAGTAGCAAATCCACCTTTTGATTTTTGTTTAAATGATCCATCGGGAGCCTTATATGAGATACGGTATTCCCAACCGTTATCCCTTTTTCTAAAGTATGCCATTGATTTACCCTTTCTTTTCTGATAAAATGGGTATAGTAAAGAGACCTACTGCAGAGCAGGTTTTTTACTGTACATGATACCCTGCACTTTCGCTTTAGTCGGTTGGAAGTGTGGGGATTTTTTTATTTATGTTTGCACTTAAAACGTAGCTTAGGAGCGACGTTTCTATTCTCGCTGCTTACTTTTGCAATGCTTAGATGTTTAATGGCTTGCGGAGTATTAGGTAGCGGTAAACTGTTTGTAAGATACCAGTCCTCTGGGAAATCTATCGCTTTTAGTATCTTATTTATTCTGATTGAATGCAGTTTTTTCGATAATGTAATAACTCGCTTCCGAAGGCTGTTATGTAGAATTGAAAATTGACTAACTGATAAAAATCCTTGCAAATACAAAAATACATAAAATAACCATTGAGAGTTGCAACCACGATGTGAAGGTGGAAACCACTGTTGGTCTGGTAAGTTTTTCCAACAGCGATGCCTAAAAATTAAATTATTATGTGCAGCAATGTTCCTGAACTCGTTAGCATTATTCAAGACGTTAGACAATGTCGATGCAGATATAATAAAGTTTACTGTTTGGCCGGTCTGATGTTTTATATTGCTTTGTAGAAAAGTTGATAAATCTCGTGCAACAGCATTTTTTATATCATCTTCCAAATAGTTGAAAAATGTGATTATTTGACCAAAAGTCATATCATTACACAAAACCCAAAAAGGAATATCTCCATAGTTTTTATAATAATGTTTGATAGAATTCATTTGTTTCTTGCTCAGATTCGATTTTATAATATTTGATAAAGAGCCGATCAGTTTTGAAATTTTAGAAATCTCATCCCAATTATTTGTTGAAACATAACTTTCTGTTTTTAGGTAAGAATAAGGTTGACGGTATCTATCTGCAAATCTGTGAGCAACTATAGACTTAAAGTGTTTTTCTGCTTCAATTAATGCTTTTAAAATAGTGTTTTTTAACTCTTTATCGAACAAATGGACAGCAGCAATTTCATTAAAATCAGCAGTAGGAATGTAAACAGAATGATTTCTTCTTGTTGTAAAGAACTTGCTATATCCATTGATGATATTGTAGTAATTATTCGTGAGTAAGTAGCGTTTTGCTTCATCTTCATCATGAAAATTTAAGCCTCTGCCTTTTAATATGGTTATTTGTTCATCTAAGTCCTTGAATGGTTTCATAATTGCTATAACTCTCCTAGAAACAACAAAACGACATCCGATATTATCAGATGTCGTTTCCTATGCGTCCATACACTCGCAAGAGTATGGGCTTAACTCTTTCTGATATATTATCATTAGTGTCAATATTTGTCAACTGTTTTTGTTTAATTTCTGATACTTTTTTAGATTATATTTACCTCTCCCTATAAATATCCACCACTTGTCCGATTGTTCGCATGTTTCGTAAGTTGGAAGTGTGGGGGTTTTTGTTTGTTTTTTTGAGGGAGAATTCATAGAAAAAACCTCTGCTCGATGAACAGAGGTTTCAAATTGTCCTCAAGGGACGAGATCATTTATTTTGTCGTCTAGCGACCTTATGATTCAATTGTAACCTTTGTTCTTATTTTTGTCAACAGATATTATAAAATATTTTTGAGTGCATCGTCGATTATGTCGAGAGTTTCGGCAGACAAGGTTATATCTGTCAGCAAAGATTTCTTGTTAATTGGGTCCAACAGTCTTAATTTGCTGATTGTTGTTACTTGGTTCAAAAGAGCAATACTTCCCATTTTTAAATTTTTGATTTTGTTAATCAATTTTTCAAGATATTCTGATTGTGCAGTCATATCTCTGACGATTTTATCTATCTCTTGTTGCTCAGAAGTCACAATGGATAGTTCGTTCTCGAAGTATTCTTCAAATCTTGGGTTTAAATCCTCTGAAACTACCTGATCTTTTAATATTGACTTGAGTTCGGCGATTTTCTGATCTATTTTTTCTTGCTTTTCTTCAAAAATAATCTTTTTTTCAGCGATTAACTTGATATTATTCTGTGCTTTCTGAATAAGCAATCGATGGATTTCATTAGATAATGATAATTGGTAGTATTTAAGATTGTCTACATCTGTTGTTTCTTTTATTGAAGTAAGCGGAAGAATATGTAAGAGGGTGTTATTTCGTGAATCTTTCTTGTTTAACACAATGGCGTAGTGAATGCCGCCGTATTCGGTGCCAACATTGAAACCTAAATCTACGTAAACAATGCTACCACGTTTAAAAGCAGGGATACTTCTAGGATTGAATTTCTTTTCCTGTTTCAAATATTTTGTCCAAGACTCAACCCATTGACTGATTTTGTCTGCTCGAGCATCATCCGGATCACCATTCTTAGTCAAATGATGAAGATACTCCTCTAATTCTGTAATCGTTTGTGCGACATAAAGCGCAATTTCGTCATTTGTTCTGCCGCTAGCCATCTGTTTCTCCTTTCAATTAACTAAATTAAAATATTCTTCCTTAACCATGGATTCATTTACCGTGGTTTTTACCTCTCTCTATACACATCCACAACCTCTCCAATCGTTCGGAAGTCGGTGTCTGCTGTGATGGGGATGTTGTCATAGTCTGGGTTCAGGCTGTGAAGATAGGCGCCTTGGTCTGTGATGCGGAGTTGTTTGATGTAGGCTTCGCCGTTATAGGCAAATACTCCGATGTCGCCGTCAGATAAGGAAAGGGAGAGTTTGACGAATACATAATCGCCTGAGTGGTATTCTGGCTCCATGGAGTCTCCGTAGATAGGGACAACGAAGTCAGCGTCCACTTCAATAGGTAATTCGATTGTTTCGACTTTTACATCATTCAGATATTGACCTGTGCCAGCGGAAGCGGGTTGGTCGTAATAGTTGTAGGTGTGGTAGGTTGCTTGCAGTTCGTTTACTGTATTCTTACTGTCTGTTACTGTATTTTGTTTATCTAGGAGCTCATTTCCGTACCGTACCCAGCTTTTGTGATTATTTGAATGTAAATCCCTATCCAATCTTAAAACGTCGTCAGAAACAGTTTTAGGGGTGGCAGAAGGGATTGTGGATTTAAACCGTGGGTCTATATCTGATTTCTTCAATCCAAAATAATCTGCGATTTTTTGGACGTTACCAGGTCTTGGTAAAGCTGTTCCTTTTACATATTCATTAAAACTACTTCTTGGGATTTCTAACCTGTCCGCTAGATGAGATTGTTTTAAGTCGTTTTCAGCAAGTAACCTTTGAAGCATACCTGAAACATGTTGCATTGCTTCTAGGTCATGCGGGGTTGCTTTTCCTCGCCCTCTGGCCATTTTTAATACCTCCGATTACTTTTCTATCTATAATAATACCGTTTTAAATCGTTTTTGTAAAATGAAAATACAAAAAAAATTCGTTTTTTTTCGTTTTTATACTTGACATCCGTTTTAAAACGGATTATAATATAATCAAGGTCAGGGAAATGACCGAAAAAAAAGCCCATAAGGGCGGAAAGGAGGAAGAGATGAAACCGAAGCATTATCCGTATAGCGGGCGAATAAAAAAGCAACCTGAAGAACAGATTACTTTTGAAATATCGAAGTTGCAAGTCATACTATCCCAACTTTCTGATAATCTTAATTATTTTTACTCGAAAGTTAAATAGCCGTTTCCTTCATCTGTGACATGGTAACCAGATTTTCTTGCTTCTTCAATAATCTCGTCTTTGGACATGTTGTAGTTATGGTAGTTTATCGACGCTTTAGGATGATCATGTTGGGTAGTAAAAATCATAGTTAAGTAGGAATCTAATTCCTCCCAACTATATTTTTTACTAGCAGTTGGTTTTGGATTTAATTTGTTCATATCCTTCTCCTTTCTGTCAAAATTTTATGAATAAAAGATGTTGGGTTATTCATGAGAATATTATAGCAGAAAGTTATTGAAAAATCAATATGTAGTTGTGGATAACTTTTTGAATACTATATCTAGTAACTGGAGGAAGAATATGTGGGAAAAAATTGAAAAACTGCTAAAAGAAAAAAGTATGACTAAAAATAAGCTTGCTACGCTTGCAGGCATCAATAAAAATAGCCTAATTGATCTAAAAATGGGTAGAAAGAAATCCTTGAAGTTTGAGGATGTTGTTAAAATCGCTGACGCTTTGGATGTCAGCCTAGATGAATTTAGAAAGGGGTGAGGGGTATTGAAATGGTCTTTAAAAGCACTGCGTGTCAATGCAGGTCTTACTGCCAAAGAGGTAGCAGATATGATTGGCATCCACCAGCAAACGCTTTTGAAATACGAAAGAGATAGCATGGACATTAGGGTTGATTTACTTGCGCAACTGGCTGAACTGTACCGTGTTAATCAAGATGATATTTTTTTAGGAAAACAATCCGTTTTAAAACGGAATTTTAAACAAAACCAACCAAACTAGAAAGGAGGAGGACATGAGACCCAAACGGTATCCGTATAGCGGACAAATGAAAAAGCAACCTCATGATGAGATTGCTAAGTTGAGATGTGAGGTTGCAGTTAATACCTCAGAATTAAATAACATTAAGCGTAAATTATCTAGCAATTAGAAAACCATCGTTCGGGTCTTCCACTGAGTAGCCGGCAGATTTTAATTCCGCTATAATTTCATCTTTTGATAATTCATAGGATGAAAGATTGATAGTTACTGAATCCTTTGTTGGATTGCTCAGTACGTCTTGTAGATACCTGTCCAACTCGTTCCATGAATATTTAGGTCTCTTATTGTTAGGTCTCGGACTTAATTTTCCCATAATCGTTCTCCTTTCCAAAATATTTGACGCACAGGAGAAAATCACTAGATTTGGTAGTTAAAGTCGGATTTGTTTACCTGATTGTCATAAGTTGATAATAACAAAAATATATAGAAAGGTCTATATATAGAAATAATATCAGTCTAAAGACGGATATAGCACTATATATAGTGGTTTTGAAGATGTGGGAGAAAATTGAAGAACTCGCTAATATCCACGGAATGACTATCTATGCTTTAGCGAAGAAAGCAGGTATCAATTATGCGATGTTGGCTGAGTTGAAGTCTGGCAAGAAGAAGGACATGATGTTTAGTAATGTTGTTAAAATTGCTGACGCTTTGGATGTCAGCCTGGATGAATTTAGAAAGGGATTTTATGAACGAACTTATCAACGTTAGCGTGAATGACAATCAAGAGCCTGTTGTATCTGGTCGGCAGTTGCATGAGGCTTTGGGTGTCAATTCACGATATACAACTTGGTTTGAAAGAATGACCGAGTATGGATTTGTCGAAGGTCAGGACTTTCTCCCAAATTTGGGAAAAAGTACGGGAGGTCGCCAAGCTGTTGACCACATTATCAAACTAGACATGGCCAAGGAAATTGCTATGATCCAACGGTCTGAGCGTGGCAAGCAGGTTCGTCAGTACTTTATCCAGGTTGAAAAGGATTTTAACAGTCCAGAGAAGATTATGGCTCGCGCTCTGCTATTGGCCGATAAAAAAATCGCTAGCTTGACCACCCAAAATCAACTGCTGGAGCAGGAGCTAGAAGTGGCACGGGAGCAAACTCGCTACCTGAATGTCATTTTAGACAGCAAGGACCCAATCTTAATCACGCAGATTGCTCAGGACTACGGTATGAGTGCTAAGCAGTTTAACAAGGTTTTGAAAGAGCTAGGTGTTCAGCGGTTTGTGAATGGGCAGTGGATACTTTATCGACTGTACCAAGGGAAAGGGTATATCGCTAGCAAGACCTTTACTTACGAGGACAGGACGGGTGCTGTACGGACTAAAATCAATACGGTCTGGACGCAGAAAGGTCGGCTGTTCCTCTATGAGTTACTGGCAAAGGAAGACATCTTGCCGTTGATTGAGAGGGAATGATGGACGATTTGTTACAAGGTTTGCTGGTCGCGAACTGGCAAAAGAAAAACCACCCGCTGAGCAAGCTGGTGTTGGATAGCCTTGAGGGTTTGGATGTGTGGGAGACCATACTGGCTCTTGGTAGGCTACAGAAAATGGAAAAAGCCTGACGGCAATCAGGCTCACAAATAAATATTACAAGAGGATTATATCATGGACAGTAGATTATTACAAATGGTTGATGAATTCGAATCTGCCCTAATGGATAGAGCGTTAAAGGTCATGCACGTTGTTACGGACGAAAAAAGACGGTTTCCTATGGAACTCAACAAGTCACAATGTGCTGAAATGTTGCTTGGAACAAAGGATACAGGGAGTTTTGATGCACGATTTAATTGTCACAAAGATTTTCCACGTATTCCGAATGCTCGCGAGAAGTACCCTCGTGATGCAGTAATTGAATGGTACCACAATAATTGGCAAAGGACAGCGATATGACAGAAGAATTGATGTTGACAACTGAGCAAGGTTTGGCATTTATTGCTATTTTTACCCCAATCTTAATCTGGTTGATCCGTAAGCCTGTTGAGATTGAAATTGAGGTCAAAGAGCCTGCACTTGAAGAAAAACAACCAGAGCGGAATTTGAGATACTTGCAAATTCGGACATATTACGGAGGATAAGATAATATGAAATTTTTGGAAATGATGAAAAAGTTTTTGAGTGTTGAGGAAGATGATTGCATTCCTCAAAATCAGCATGAGCTGGAACGTGAATTGGCATACGAAAGGTATAGGGTCAAGGAATTTAAGAAGTTGGCAGACCTGAAAGAACAGGAGTGTGTTGGTAAGGCTAGGCTAATCCAAGAATTAAATAGACGGATTGACCATTTAGAAAAAAACTAACAGGTGCCAAGCTGAGCTGTTGGCAGGTAGAGAGGTCTAGTATGGTCTGGATTGTGGCGAAGAAAACCAAGACTAAGCGTGGTTATAGATTTTACCAAAAACGGTCGTTTGATACTTGGCAGAAGGCTAGAATTTATCAGCAGGACTTGTTTAATAAAGGTGTAAATGCTGAGATGTGGGAGGAGAGAGAATGAAAAAGAAGAAAAAAGTGTTTTTTTGGTTAAAACTTGACCAAAACTTCTTCAAAAACCTAGCTATTAAGCATGCATTGAAAAGAGTGCCAGGAGGAAAAGATATTGTATTGATTTACCAAATGCTCATGCTTGAATCTCTATCGACAGAAGGGGTCTTATACTACGAGGGAACTTTGCCAAGCCTGGAAAAAGAGCTTGCTGTCAAATTGGATGTCGAGGAAGAAGAAATCCAGATGACAATCGGTTATTTTAAACAAGCAGGATTGATTCAAGTAGATGACGAGCATAACGCTGAAATGTTGCAAGTTCCAGCTTTGATGGAGCAGGAAACAGATTGGGCTAGGTACAAACGCGAACAAAGAAAAAATCTAAAATTGGACAATGTCCAACAGGTGTCCAACAACTGTCCAACAGAGTTAGAGATAGAGTTAGAGTTAGAACAAGAGATAGATATAGAGAAAGAGATAAAGTCAGAAGTAGATATTGTTAAAACTGCTACTGAATTAAATATTTACGAATATTATCAACAAAGAATTGGTTCCTTGGACGGCTATCAGTACGAGAAACTAAAAGATTACTTAGATATTGATAGACTTGAGCCTGAACTTGTCAAGAGAGCTATTGATAGAGCAGCAGATAATGCTAAGCGCAACTTTGGTTATGTCAATGCGATTTTGAAGAACTGGGCCCAGAATGATATTAAGACCATTGTCCAACAGGACGAGGAGCAAAGGAATTTTGTCGATAGGAAAAGCAGTTTTTTTCAAAACGGAAATACTTCACAGCCTAGAAAGACCAACATTCCTGACTGGGCCTTGGAAGAAATTGAGCAGGATAATTCGGAGGAAGCTATGCAACGGATGCAGGCTTTGAAGGCTAGAATGTTAGCCAACGAAAAAGATGAACCTGTGCCAGAATGGGCTGAAAAAGTTTTAGCAAGCCAACAAACTGCCGAGGGGCAGGCCAAGTTGGCAGATATTTACGCTGAGTTGGAGGCTATGGAAAATGGTGAAACTTAGACATGGCTCAAAGCAGGATAGACCGTTTATCAGAGAAGTAAAGGTCAGCTGTACTGGGATTGATATTTTCTATGGCAATGAGCGACAAGCTATGCGCTTTGCTAGTCGTGCGACTGCAATCCATGTTTCTAGGGCTTTGGAAGATTATGGCAATTTTTATTTGATCGAGGAGGACTAATGGACGGATTTGTGAAATTAGACAAGATGTTGGATTGGCAGGTAGCGAATTATCCGCTACGTATGTCTGAAAAGGCTCGCTTGATGGCTTTGCCTGGTGATGATTTTGTAGCCGAACTAGATCGTATGGCCGAGGAATATCATCGTACCAGATATGGAGGTAGTTGATGGTAGTGCCAGAAAAAGAGTACGCCCTCTACAAAGGCGATAACTTATTAGCGATTGGTACAGCGAAGGAGTTGGCAGATAAGTTTGGTGTGAAGGTATCAACGATACACTTTTACAAGTCGCCAGCATATATCAAGAGAACGAGCGATATGAGAGGGAGGCGGTTAGTTGAAATTTGAATTATTCAATGACCATTTCGAGAATGCGAAACGGTACAACATTCCACGAGCGCAGTTGATAATTGCGGACATACCCTACAACCTCGGAAACAATGCCTATGCCAGTGACCCGAGGTGGTATAAGGACGGCGATAATGCGAATGGCGAAAGTAAGTTGGCAGGTAAGTCATTCTTTGATACAGATAAAGATTTTAAAATTAATAATTTCTTTGATTTTTGCAGTCGGTTGCTGAAGAAGGAACCTAAAGAAAAGGGTAAGGCACCAGCAATGATTGTATTCCATGCCTGGCAACAGCGAGATATGGTTATCGAGTGTGGCAAGAAGCATGGCTTTAACAATGCCTATCCGCTGTATTTTACTAAGAAATCTAGCCCGCAAGTCTTGAAAGCGAACATGAAGATTGTGGGTGCGGTGGAAGAGGCTACGGTATTGTATCGTGATAAGCTACCGAAATTTAACAACAACGGTGCTATGATATTCAATCATGCGCCGTGGGAGAAGGATAGCTCTTACCCTGTTATCCATCCGACACAGAAACCAATTCCTGTGCTGAAACGGTTGATTGAAATCTTTACGGATGAGGGCGATGTTGTCATTGACCCCGTAGCAGGAAGCGGGAGCACATTACGGGCAGCAATCGAGATGAATCGGTCAGCCTATGGTTTTGAAATCAAGAAGGATTTTTACAAAAAGGCAAAAGAGCAGATGTTGTCTAGCTACCAGCCCAGTTTATTTTGAGAGGGTGGAGCAGATGACTATATTTGATTTTTTGGAGGAAGCGAATGGTGATTTTTGAATTAAAAGACTGCAATATATTAAATATTTACAATTCGTTCACAGATGGATATTATGACGAATGTTACTACGGTTGTCCAACGTGTGGTGGAGCAGATGTCCCTGATACATTTGCGTTGCAAGTAATATCTGACAAATTTGATGACATAGAAATTATCTTTTTTGAAGATGAGGCTAAGAATGCACTTCATAATTTCTTACCGTGGATACTGAAGAATATAGATAACTTCAAGGATGTAACTTTTGAAAAATTCGTAAACGAAAAAATACAAGAAATTTGCATGGAGGAAACAGATGAAACAAAATGATTTTTACGAAGTGAACGGGTGTACGGAGTTTATACCTGTAACAATCAATGAAAGATACACTAACGGTGTTGACGTCACGGTTCACGGTCCCATACGTCCCTTTAGAACAACGGTTGAACGAGTGTATCGGTTTCAGAAACCACACGAACCGCAGAAGGTTGTGGTGCCGAAGTTTATTGGTGACTTGATTGAGGAGTTGAAGATTGACGAATACACGATAGGCGAAATCGGCGCATGTGTCTATGATGACGAAGAACAGAAATGGATTGACGATAACGAAGAGCTGTTTTACCGAGCCTTCTTGGACGGCTTCGAGATTGAGCAGGAGAAGTTGTACACGGTTGAGATACCGAATCCGAATGTAGACGAATATAGCATTGTGCTGGGGCGCAAGGAAGGTAAAGTACAAATAAAACAGTGTCTTTCAACAACTTGGGAAATGAATTGCAGCAACCAACTCACTGAATCTGAAATCAAAAAGGATTTTGAGTGGGCTTGGCAGTGGGCTGAGCCTGTGGAGGCAGAAGAAAGATAAGCTTTGATGATAGATTGGATGAGTTTCGCAGACAGCTTATTTCTGGTGCCATATATAGCCGTCTGCCATGGAAGAATGAGGAGACACTGGCCATGATTAGTGTGTACCGTTATGGAGCACCGCTGGCAAAACTAGAAGCTAAAAGATGGTTACAAAAGGTAATGGAAGGGGTGGAGTGATGGATTGGCCGATATTAGACTTCTTACTTAATCCCACCACTCTATTAGGGCTAATAGCGATTTTAACCGTTATTTGGACACTTATCATCAGCGTGATAGGTATGTTTTGGGAAGAAATAGGAGGCAGAAAATGATACCGAGATATAGAGCTTGGTTTGGTTCAAAAATGTATGACAAGCCAGTAGTTTATGATGGAGAATTCTATCTTGATTGGCGTGACTTCGAGAATGGCAAAACGCACAATGGTGCAATCCTCATGCAATCCACAGGGCTGTTTGATGTCAACGGTAAGGAGATTTTCGAGGGGGATGTGGTAGTCGTCTATGACGAGCTCAACGAATTTGAGCCAGAAGTTTACGAGATAGTTTACTCACAAGATAATCTTGCGTGTATATTTTATGACAATGAAAGCCATGATTTTTATTTGATATCAACCTGCACATGGGACGAGCTCGAAATCATCGGAAATGCGCATCAAAATCCGGAATTGTTGGAGGTAAACAATGACTAACGAAAAACTAGGCGTGCTACTGGTCGATGTGCCAGAGCCGAGGTTGTTTAAGTATAATACGCTTGTATCTCACGGAGATCACAACGGAAGGATATTCTTCTTGGATGGTTATGATGAAAAGAACTTTATGAAGGCGGTTGCTTACAAATGCACCCAAGAAGAAGCTAAAAAATACCCACAGTTTCGGTGGGTAGCGTTGGAGGACCTATGACCACAGCAGATAAAATCAAACACATCCTACAAAAGACAGGATGGACGAGAGGCCAATTTGCGACCGAGATGGGTGTGACGGACTCTATCTGTCCACAAATGGCTAGACGGACGACCACCGCTAGGCGAAAATCTATATTTTGCCTACAATTACGAATGCTAGGAGGAGAAATGAATACTAAACTAATGAATGAACTAAAAGAACTGCTCGGCTTATTTCCAAGGTCATTTATAAATGCGAATCTGGAAGTGATACTGATTCCAAAGACAAACACGTATTTTAGTGTGGAAGGAGTACAATCACGAAGAGACATCATATCGAAATTATTAATGTGGTGCAGTAGACCAATAGTAAAAGGTCAACCGTTTCGTAGTCAGAAAAGGAATAACTTATTTAGAGAAGGTATCAAAAAATCTTTTAATTACTACTTAGGAACACTATTTTCAGATGAAGATATGGCTTTGATTTATCAAAGATTAGGCAATGGAATCAATCCAGAATTGACCTTTAGATTTATTGATAGCGGGTTTAATATGGAGGTGTTAGATGATGACCAACGTTGTCCAATTCATACCGAAACATGATATATGCTATGAATGCTACAAGAGAAGAGCAACAAAGTTGTGTGATTTTATAATTGGTCAGACAGGAATAACATTCTATCAAAGTTTCAGTTTATTTAAAAATCAGCAACCAAGGTTTCTTACTTGTGACAAGCCGCTCTGTGACAAATGTTCCAACAGATTTCACGGTATGGATTTATGCAGGTGTCACAATAAAAAAATTACAGGAGGTATTAAATGAGTTTTAATGGAATTAGATTGTTACCAGACTACGGATGTAAGATTGAAATTGATGTAGTTCAGTTGCTCAAAGAAAATGAGTTCCTGAAAGATGAACTTTACAACCGTGCATACAAAGACATCGAGCGACAAGAAATTGAAATTGAGACCCTAAAAGACATGGGCAGAGCAATTTGACGAAGAAAAGAGGTGATGCAATGCCGTTATTTCCAGAGGTAGATGTTAGCAAGACGAAAGATAACGCTAAGAAAATACTTCGCAGCTATCCTCGATGGAGGAGAATAGCTAATGATTTTGATGGACAGAAAGTAACTCAGGAATATACATTTATGCCTCGAAACTTGTCTAGTAGTCCATCTAGGCCAGTAGAAAAGCTGGCAATACGTAAAGCAGATGCATTGTCAGAGCTAGAAGCCGTTGAACAAGCTGTTAGTAATTTACTTGATCCATATAGTAGAGTAATACTGTTTGAAAAGTATCTGGCCAGAACTCCTGGCAAAGATTACACAATTTACTCAGATCTTGGTCTATCTGAAAGCACATACTATGATTTGCTTGACAAAGCCCTACTCGAATTTGCTGAGATTTATCGAAATGGGGAGCAGGTAGAAATTTTGGAGTAAGTTTGGAGTAAAAGGCAAGTAAAACCAAAGTAAATATACATTTTTAGATGCTAAAATAGTAGTATGGAACAACAGGAACTAGACAGGCATTGACCTGTCTTTTTTGTTTGGAGGTGAGCAAGTGCGGTCTGTCGAACCTATTCGGAACGTTGATGATATCGAACGTATCAAAGATTATCTGAAAGAGAGAAACGAGCGAGATTATATCTTGTTCATGTTTGGGATTTATTCTGGCATTCGGATCAGCGACTTCCTTGGCCTTAAAGTCAAAGATGTTAAAGGTGATAGGGTGTTTGTGGTCGAGAAGAAGACCAAGAAAGCCAAGCCATTTGCTATCAATCCAAAACTTAGAAAAGCTCTAAATCAATACATAGAAAATAAAGAACTGAAAGATTATGACTTTCTATTTCCGAGTAGGAAACGTGACAAGAGGAATGGTGTTCAATTTGCACCAATCCAGCGGAAGACAGCCTGGGAAATAGTCAAGAAAGCTGGTCAGCATATTGGTCTTGAAAATCTAGGTAGTCATTCCATGAGAAAGACATTTGGATATCATTACTATATCCAGACACATGATGTGGTTACCTTGCAGAAGATATTCAACCATTCCACACCTACAATAACACTAATTTATATTGGTTATCAGCAGGACGAATTAGACGAAGCAATACTGACGTTTGACTATTGAATGTAACAAAATAAAAGCATGTTACTTTCATTTTTTGAGAATGTGGTTAAAGTATTGGTGTATCTAGCTTAGAGTAGATTATAGCGAACGTAACAGAATATAAGATATGTTACTTTCAACAGTGTCTTAGGAGGTAGAAAATGGAGGAAATGAGACCTGATAGAAGTGGTCCGCATCGGGTAGCTTTTGAGAAAAACAAGAAGATAATTCTTAAGACAAGAAACACATGTGGAATCTGCGGAAACCTTGTTGATAAGTCATTAAGTTATCCGCATCCATTAAGTCCTGTGATTGACCATATCATCCCTGTCAATCGCAACGGACATCCGTCAGATATTAACAATCTTCAGCTTGCTCATTGGCAATGCAATCGGCAGAAGTCCGATAAACTATTTGCTGACGATAAGGTAAATGGAACGAAAGTTGTTGGCAATCGAAATTTACCACAAAGTATGAATTGGACGAAGTACCGAGGTTGAGAACATAGGGGGGTACCACCCTCCCCACCGCCTCGGCAGAGCTTCACGCCGTCACTGTACATTTTTTCTCGCGCCAAAATTGAAAGGAGCACTAAATTGGAATACAAAGGTATTGGATACCTCAGACGAAAGCTAAACGAGGTCAAACCTCGAGTGGAAATGAGGTATAAGCAGTATGCTATGCAGCATAGAGATAGTTCGTTTGGAATTACAATCCCACTAAACATTCGTCAGCAGTATCGGTCTGTCTTGGGCTGGTGTGCGAAAGGTGTGGATAGTTTAGCAGACAGATTGGTTTTCCGTGAATTTGACAATGACCAGTTCCAGGTCAATGAAATTTTTCAACAAAACAATCCAGATGTCTTTTTCGACTCTGTGGTCTTATCGTCCTTGATAGGTTCGTGTAGTTTTGTCTATCTGTCAAAGGTCGAGGACAAAGTGCGACTGCAAGTCATTGAGTCCAGTAACGCGACAGGTATACTTGATCCAATTACAGGGCTATTGACCGAAGGCTATGCGGTCTTGCAACGAGATGATAATGGTAGTCCGAAGTTAGAGGCTTATTTTACAGCCGAATGGACTATCTATGTATCGGGAGGAACTTTCACACCGATAAAAAATCCAACAGGTCGTCCGTTACTAGTACCAGTCATTCATAGACCAGATGCGGTTCGTCCGTTTGGCCGTAGTCGGATAACTCGTGCAGGTATGTACTATCAGTCGTATGCCAAGCGAACGCTGGAACGTGCCGATGTGACAGCTGAATTTTATTCCTTCCCACAAAAATATGTTTTGGGTACAAGTCAAGATGCGGAACCTATGGACAAGTGGAAAGCGACCGTGACAAGTCTCTTGGAATTTACTAAGGACGACGATGGTGATGTGCCGAGCATTGGACAATTTACAACAGCCAGCATGAGTCCGTTTACTGAGCAGTTACGGACTGCAGCAGCAGGATTCGCTGGAGAAATGGGATTGACATTAGATGACCTTGGGTTCGTGTCAGACAATCCGTCTTCGGTAGAGGCAATCAAAGCTAGTCATGAGAATTTGCGATTAGCCGGTCGAAAAGCTCAACGTAGTTTGGGCAGTGGGCTATTGAATGTCGCTTATGTTGCTGCTTGTTTGCGTGATGAGTATCCGTTTTTAAGAGAACAGTTCGTCAAGACTGTTCCTAAGTGGGAGCCGTTGTTTGAAGCAGATGCTACGACATTAACAATGTTGGGCGACGGCGCTATCAAAATCAACCAAGCTTTGCCAGGTTACATCACCGCAGAGACTATCCGTGATTTGACAGGTATTGTTGGCGACAGTGAGGCTAAACCTGTGATTCCAGAGGTGACTACGAATGGAACGTGATATTTTACCTGATCTACTTAAAGAAGTGCAGGAGAAATTTGAAACTTCCTACGGTAAGAGTGAAGTGGTCAGAAATGCTTTTGATGAACTGAAAAAGAAAAAAGCGACCTATGCCACAGCAAATGATTTTGCGATAGAAGTTGGCAACATCTTATCAGACGCTCTCAGTTCGTCTGCAAGGGGAGATAAGTTGCCAGACGGTAAAATGTATTACAATATAGCTCAAAGATTGCTGACGGATACGCTAGGGCGGAATTTCGAGCTTGTAAGTGGATATGCTAGTCAAGTTCAGGAGGATTTGAATCGGTCTGCAAATATTGGTCTACAGGTTCAGGTGCCAGAAATCAATAAGGATAGGATTGACGGTCTTGTCAATCGTTTGTCATCCGAAGATGATTTTGACAAGGTTGCTTGGATGTTGCAGGAGCCGATTGTGAACTTTACGCAGTCGATTGTGGACGATAGCATCAAAGCGAATGCAGATTTTCATGCCAAGGCAGGATTGACTCCTAAGGTTGTCAGAAAAGAAAGTGGTAATTGTTGTAAATGGTGTAGGGCTGTTGTTGGAGTTTATAATTATCCAGATGTCCCAAAGGATGTTTGGCGGAGGCATAATCGGTGCAGGTGTACTGTTGATTATCACCCAGGAAACGGCAAAAAACAGAACGCACACTCAAAACGATGGTCTGATCCTTTAAAAAATGCTAAAATAGAGGAAAGGAAAGGCATCGGACTACTTGTTCAAGCTGGCGCAAAGAATTATGTTCGTGACGATTCAAATGACATGCTTTTGCCAAAGGATTTTATTAAAGCCGAAAAACATGCTTATTTAACCTACGACAGGATAAAAAACAGCAATCAAGATTTGGAAAAGCGTAAAATCTATTCGAACATTGGGAAGTTCAAAGAAATGAATGGCTTTTCAAAAGATGATGTTGATAAAGCGTTTGATCATGTGTTTAATAATGTTCATGAGTTGAATTATGGGAAGGGGTTATTTCCCCCAGACATTGACATGGCTCAATCGTGGGAGAGATTGATTTCTGGAAAAAACATCCAACCGCATGATTTAATTTTGCTGAAGCATGAACGCTTAGAACATGATTATATGTATGTGACTAGCAAGTTGGATTATGATACAGCTCACAAAAAAGTTGATGAATTATTTAATTACTCTGAAGCTGTCAATGAATTTAAAAAGAAAGGGTAAGTTTATGTATTTAAGATTTGTTTTGATAGATATTGGTGATGATGGTTTTTATCACTATGAGATTTACCCTGAAAACAAGGAGGAGCATAAGCAAACGCTTGTTTTTAACCCTGAAACGAAAGATATTCGTGTAAATACATTTGACGATGTCAACATGAAGTATTTTGGGAAGTTTTTACAAAATTTTAAAGACCAAGACGGGAACTATCGTAAAGAGTTGTCGTTTGGGTGGGGATAA